TAGAAACTCGGGAAAAGAGTATCTTAACGCAAAGTTTGGATGGGAACCCATCGTCCGAGATCTCAAAGAGATCTACAACGCAACCCAAACTTTAGATCGTGCCGTGGCGCAATTGCGCCGCGACAACGGTAAAAAGATTAGGAGGCGCGGACGTGTTCGTTCTGACACTGAAATAGTGAAGGATGAGTTTGTATCTGGAGGCGAGTATATGTACCCGCTTCCACCTTCATCATTTCAGGTCACATTCTCAGGTGAACGACAGTGGAAAACCACGCATTCACTTGACTCTTGGTTCTCAGCCAGCTTTACGTACTTCATAGAGAAGCCGTTAAGCTGGCAATGGGAAGCTAGAGCCAAAGCAGCTTTATTCGGGGCTCTTCCGACCCCCGGATTGCTTTGGGAATTGACACCATGGTCCTGGTTAGTCGACTATCACATCAATATCGGCGCTAATTTACATAACGCCGTTAATGGTGCAGTCGACAACCTGGCAGCCAATTATGCCTTCATCATGCAAACTGACGTAACTCTTGACGAGATTACGGCCAGTCGGCTTTTGAAAGATCCTCTAAACCCAGTTCTTACGGTTAAGAGGACTGCTTCTGTGACACGCGAACGAGTGTCTAAGAAGCGGCAAGGGGCTTCACGCTTCGGATTTGGTTTAGAACCTGGCGATTATTCTAATCGTCAGCTCCTAATTCTGGGAGCGCTTGGACTTTCCAAGCTCCCCCAGGACGTCTTATAGACGTCAAACCAAACCCAATGGAGTCATGCCTTGTTTGCAGATCCTCAAACTGTGACCGTAAATGCGGTTGCGCAGACGCTTGCAGCCATCAGCCGTGAGCCTAACAAGTCCGTTTACCGAGAAGATATCGGTGAATACGAACTTGTTATCTCACACGCTGAAGGCAACAAGCGGGATCGGCGTGTCGTCCGGTTAAACCGGAAGAAAACGACAACCGATCCTTTCATTCCAGCCAATAATGTCGAGGTGGGTCATTCCATCTACTTGGTCATCGATGCCCCAATTGCGGGGTTTTCGCAGACTGAGTTGAAGGATGACGCTCTCGGCCTTACGGGCTGGTTGTCTTCTGCCAACGTACTTAAGGTCCTGGGCGGTGAATCGTAATGACCAAGCTCATCGCCAGTATAGCTTCTGCTTTACTGGTGATTGTGCTGGTCATTGCTCTGGTTGCTGTGAATCCACAACAACCAGAGGATTCGTCCGAGTGTGGCAACGATGGCTCAAAAAGCACAACAGTGCTTTGCAAGCTTATCGAAACCATACCACTCATTCTACCTTTTCTCCTTATCCAGGAGGATGGTGGATCGAGTGACGATTCAGAAACCAAACCCTCGCGTGAAAACGAGGGAGATTGGACTGATTCGCTCGGATAGACTAGCTGATCGCTAGTTCACCCAGTGTGGGAGCCCCCTCTTGGGGCTCCCCCTTCCCTACAAGGAAGGTTGAGGCAAGTACTTATCTCTGCAGCCAAGGCTATGGACTCATCTAACTAACCGAAAGGATTAGCAGATGACGAAAAGCCTTATGTGGCTCATTGGTTGTATGCTCAATGATATGAGCATACGATGTGGTACCGACACCCACCGCGACTACAAGTATGTATCGCGGAGGATCGAGGATGAAGGTTTATCGTTTGCAACGATAACCTTACCTCTCTTTTGTGCAGACTTCGAAAGAGGCCTGTCGCAAGAGATGGTCGACTCTACTCTTTTCATAGGATTTAAGAAAAGAGGGTGTCTCCCCGCATTTCTGCGAGGTTTCACAAGTCGTGTCTTCGACCCTGGTGACGGTAGGTTACTTGCTTCTCCAGATGTGGAGGCCATCAGGTCCATCAGACAGTTCTGTCTGATGTTCAAGAAGGTCAACCTCCCTTGTTCTCAACAAAGGACAAAGGAGACCATAAATGGATTTGCAAGAGTCGAGTCTGAACTCAACGGGTCGGTCGATTCCATACCAGAGATGCTATGGAATGACTTCGGAAACTTATCCGATGTGCTCTGGAGTACAACTCTTAGCCAACTATCCTCTCGGATTGCGGCAAGAGATATTACGCCAGCTCACGGACCCGGTGCTACAGCCGAGAAGGTATCTGGAAATTCCAAATATCTACTCAGGACGTGGCACGATAGACTTGAAGCGTACTTCCCCTTCACATGGAATGGGTGTTCTTCCCATTACAGTGGATTGGAAGGAAACTTCGAGTCCGTAGAGTTCAGAGATCCCGGTACTGAACAACCCGTAAGGGTCGTAACAGTGCCTAAGACTCTTAAGGCCCCGAGAGTGATCGCCATTGAGCCTGTGTGCATGCAATACACACAGCAGGCCATACTCGAAGAGATCGTACCGATCTTAGAGAGTATGCCCTATACATCTGGTCACCTTAACTTTAGTGACCAGAGTATCAACGGTGATCTCGCTTTACAATCAAGTAAGAGTGGTAAGTACGCCACTCTCGACTTGAGTGAAGCAAGCGATCGGGTCCATAAGGACCTCATCTACCGGATGCTTCGCAGTGTCCCTGATCTCAGGGACGCTGTGTTCGCATGTCGGTCGATGAGAGCAAGCTTGCCTACAGGTGATGTCATACACCTGAGTAAGTTTGCGTCTATGGGATCTGCACTATGTTTCCCAATAGAAAGCATGATGTTCTATACATTGTGCTGTCTAGCAAGATTCTATAGTGCTGACCTACCTCCCACTCCCGGCAATATGCGTAAATACTTGAAGCGTATTACGCGGGAGATCTACATCTATGGGGACGATATCATCGTTCCCAATGATGAGGTACCTGCTGTTGTGGCTGTCCTTGAAGCTTTCATGCTTAAGGTCAACCGCCGCAAGAGCTTCTGGACTGGGAAGTTCAGAGAGTCTTGCGGGACGGACGCATATGGCGGGCATAACGTAACACCTTGTTATGTTCGTCAATTGCCTCCGACCAACAGGCGGGACGGTTCAGGAATCGTTTCCTTTGTATCCCTCGCCAACCAACTTTATGACGCTGGTTGGTGGGGCACTGCTCAAAAGGTACGTGATCACGTTGAGAGCTTGCTAGGCTTTCAACTTCCTCATGTGCTGGAAACGTCCCCATGTTTGGGCTGGACAAGCGCTAATGGCGCTTACACAGTCCAACGCTATTCCAAAACGTTACATGCTCCGGAAGTTAGGAGTATGGTCGTTAGGGTAGCGGAACAGGGTGACCCACTTTCGGGTTATCCTGCTCTCATGAAGTACTTTCTCAAACGGGGTCACCACCCTATTCAAGGAAGACACTTGGAGCGTTCTGTACGCCCCGGTAGCGTCAACATCAAAT